CTTGCTCGAGACTATACACCCAACGACAAAGAGTTTTGGATATTACACGGCGCCGATCAAGGGCTACATTACTTGACTTATATTGGAATTATTGCTATACTAGTGCTACTATGAGCGCAGATATTGATATCGATTTAGCTGACAGAGAACAAGTTTTAAAACTTATTCAAGCTATTCCTGCCAGGCAGATCACACAAAATCAAGTCAGACGTCACGCATCAGGTGTATATGTTACTGATATTCCGTATGACCCAGTAAATGAATGTGCGGCTATCGATTACGAGGAAGCCGAACAACGAGGATATTTTAAAATTGACTTACTTAATATGTCAGTTTATCAATTAGTTAAATCTCCTGAACATTATCGAGCAATGCTAGATAAACAACCGCCGTGGGAAAGACTATGGACTGACCCCGAGTGGGCTAAACAGTTAGTACATATTGGAAATTATACAGACTTGTTAAGTAAAATGAAGCCAGATTCAATACCAAGAATGGCGGCATTTATCGCGATTATTAGGCCAGGTAAGGCCCACTTACAAAATAAACCTTGGAAGGAAATCTTTGAAACTGTTTGGGACGGGGATGATTCTAAAGGCTTTACATTCAAAAAGGCCCATTCAATTTCTTACAGCGTCTTGGTGGCGTTGCACATGAATTTATTGTCAGAAAAATAACACAATGCGTTTTCTTAAATAAATACTTGTAAGGAGTAGTTATGGGAAGACCAAAAGGCAGTCTAAGTAAAATATCAAAAATACAATATCCTCGTAAGTGTGAGCATTGCGATTATATCTCAAATAATCCGCAGATGTATCACTACCATAAGCAAATACACGAAGCGATACCAACTGGACAAATTTGTGATTTAGGATGTGGGCAGGTTGCCCTATTTAAAAACACTAATGGGAAATATTGTTGTCACAAAATATCTCATCAATGCCCTGCATCTGTTAAACGGGCGGTAGCCCGTGTTTCTAACGATTGGAAAAACGCAGACAATCGTAAAGAAAAAACTAGAGAAACATTTTTCAAGCATTGCTGCGGGCAACCAGGCCCGCTAGCAAAAATGAGAGAAACTAAACTTAAAAAAACTAATATGCTTGATCCGCAAACCGCCAAGGATTATAGACATTATGCCCGACGTGTTAGAAGCAAAGCTCAGCAATGGGCCCGCGAACAAGGGTATGTATTAGGTCAGCAGACCTATCATGTGGATCATAAATTTAGTATTATGGATGCGTGGAATGCTGGTTTAAGTATAGAAATTGTAAATCACCCAGCAAATTTACAGATATTAGAAGCTAAGAAAAATAGTAGCAAGGGTATGAAAAGTAGTATTACTCTTAACGAACTAACAAACTTAATCCATTCTACGGACTAAAGTAATACTCTTTCGTTTACTTTTCTTGCGGCCCATTTCAGCTAAACTGCATACTGGGCCATGTAATATTTCGAGATCTTTGTTGACAAAAGTACGCAAATAGCCCTTAAATGGGTGCCATTCTTGCTTTAGAAATATGTTAATAGGAATGCTACGATTGCTTTCCCACCACCAAATATTAGCTAATTCTAAGAATAGCTTTTTTGCTTCTAAATCAGTGATACTGCCAAAGTCATAGATAGTAGTGACAGCATCATCTCTATTTTGTATAATCCCGACGTATTCTTGAGAAGCGTAAACACACAGCGTTATAAACGGGTATTTGTCGGTTAATTTTGTGAATATTTCTGAAGTCATCTAGTATAGTTATCGTTTGGAATATTTATGGTATAAAAATATCTCGTTAAATATCGCTAAATAATATGTATGTATTCAACCACCGCTTATATCTACCAACAACGAACACAGGTGCTATTGCTCGACAGCAGTGGGCAATACTTTACTATGAGGTACGATCCCGTGTACGCTAAAAGACTAACCCTTAATTTAGGAGTAGATAATGTACTCCTATTCTCATTTGTTAACCAGGACGAAAAACCTGTAAATGTTAACGGATGTACCTTTACTTTCCGTGTAACAAATACAGCAGGAACTGTGATATTGTTACAAGAACCTATGACTATTCTTAATGGTGCTACTGGTCAGGTAAAAGTGTTCATTCCAGCAGAAGATACATTAGAATTAATTGCTCAACCAGCTTCTTATTCTATATCATGCCAAAGTGGCAATCTAAATCAAGCGGTATTTACTAATGCTCAAGCAGGTGCTCGCGCTCCTATTGATTTAGTTAATTCAGTTTTCCCACAGTTTGTGCCATCAGTTCCGCTTACAATTCCAACTACAAGTTTAAGCTCACAAACAAGTTATGGTGGCGCAAGTTACGAGCAATACCCAGGTTGGGCTGGCAACTGGTATTATGGCGGGGATGGTAGTTGGTATGCCAACGGATACAACAATTATCAAAATACAGAATTCTATTCAAGTTTTATCGAACCTCGTAACTATATTACTACAATTCAAATGGATTTAGTAGGTTTTACAGGAACTATCAAGGCACAATTTGCACAAAACTATGAAAGTATTTGGTACAACTGTACAGATTCTACAACTTATTACAACGAAACTAGAACCATTTATATGAATATAGTGGGCTGGTATCCACTACTTAGATTGTGTTTCAATAACAGTATTTTTGCCACACCAAATCCACCTGGTTTTCCAGCAATGGCTTACGCGGTATGTAACGAGGGTGTAGTTACTGATGTGGTTGTAACTAATCCAGGCGCAGGATATTTGGCTCCGCCGCAAGTAGACATTGTAGGTAATGGTTCTGGAGCAGTAGTTACTGCCAACATTAGTGGAGATGGTACAGTTACTGGATTCAATGTTGTACACGGTGGTTCTGGCTATTGGCCAATACCTTCTGGCGGCGTTAATCCTGCGGCATATCCGGTACCTCCAGCTAATCAAGGTGCCTTCCCAGTTATTTCGACTGGATATGTTTTGAACATATTATACCGTTAATCGTTGATTTTATCGTTTGAATCTGCTATAATTATAGCATGATTGATGTGATATCTTTTCTCCCTGCGAAACGAAAACAGACTAGTTCCGGCTGGATATCATTTAACGCTCCTTGTTGTATTCATCGGGGCAATAGTCAAGACAAAAGACAGCGTGGCGGCCTAAAACCTATGCCAGAAGGTGGGTGGAGTTATCACTGTTTTAATTGTGGGTACACAGCTAGCTTTGTTTTAGGAAGAAATTTATCATTTAAAGCTCGTAAGTTATTAGAATGGATTGGTGTAGATCAACAAGTAATAGAACAAATTAATATCGAAAGTCTTAGACATCGTACCATGAATGGTATGTTAGAAAGCAATCGAACAATAATTAAGGCAGTAGAATTTGAAGAAAGAGATTTACCCGCAGACTTGGAACTATTGGATCTTGACAATCCGCTACATTTCCCGTATATTGAATACTTAGAAGGTCGTGGAATAGATTGTACGGCATATCCGTATATGGTAAGCCCAGAAGCGGCAGGCAGGTTAAGCAAACAAATTGTAATACCCTTTACACACAAGGGTTTGATGGTAGGTAACTCTGCTAGATATATAGATGGCAGAATGCCTAAATTTATTTCAGATACACAACAGGGATATGTATTTGGAGTTGACTTACAAAAAGATTCATGGCAACACACTATTGTAGTCGAAGGAGTATTCGATGCGCTAGCTATCAATGGGCTAGCCGTATTACATAATGATATTAATTCGACGCAAGCACAAGTGATTAAAAGTTTAGGAAAAACTATTACAGTAGTCCCAGACCAAGATAAGGCTGGCATGGCATTAGTAGATAAAGCAATAGAATTAGGTTGGGCTGTTAGTATTCCAGATTGGCCCACTGGCATTAAGGATGTTAACGATGCTGTGATTTGTATGGGTAAGGTAGCGACACTACTAACTATATTACAATCTAGAGAAACTAACAAATATAAAATTGAAATAAAAAGGAAGCAACTTGTTAAAAGATTATAGTATTGAAGTACAAAAATTATTCTTGGAAATGATGCTCAGTGATGCTGAATCATTTGTGCGAGTTCAAAATATTTACAATCCAGAAAATTTTGACCGTAGTTTGCGAACTGCGGCTGAGTTTGTAAAAATTCACTTTGAAGAGCATGGCTCATTGCCAGTATTACAGCAAATTAATGCGGCAACCGGATCTAAACTAGAAACACTTCCAGAATTACCTGAAGGTAATTTAGATTGGTTTATGGAAGAATTCGAAGGTTTTACTAAGAAAGAAGAACTTAGTAGAGCAATTCTTAAATCATATGATATGTTGGACAAAGGTGATTTTGATCCAGTAGAAAAATTAATTAAAGACGCAGTTCAAATTAGTTTACAAAAAGATATGGGCACAGATTATTTTGCTGATCCGCGAGCTCGTAATGACAAGTACTTTAATAGTGGCGGACAAGTAAGTACTGGCTGGCCAAGTTTAGATAGAATTCTTTATGGTGGATTTAGTCGTGGAGAACTTAACATTTTCGCAGGCGGATCTGGTTCAGGTAAATCGCTTGTTATGATGAATATTGCGTTAGCGTGGTTAGAACAAGGCCTTAGTGGGGCATATATCAGTTTAGAACTTTCAGAAGAGCTAGTTGGATTGCGTACTGATGCGATGCTAGCAGGTATGGGAACTAAAGATATTCGCAAGGATTTAGAAACAGCAGAATTAAAGATTAAAATGTTTGGTAAAAAGTCTGGGCAATATCGTGTTAAGGCATTGCCAGCGCAAAGTAATATTAATGATGTCCGCAGTTACTTAAAAGAAGTACAAGTACAAACAGGCATCAAGATTGACTTTGTAATGGTTGACTACTTGGACTTATTAATGCCAGTAAGTGCTAAAGTGAGCCCAAATGATTTGTTCGTTAAAGACAAGTATGTTTCGGAAGAATTGCGTAACTTAGCTAAAGAACTTAATGTATTACTAGTAACAGCTTCGCAGTTAAATCGTGCGGCTGTGGAAGAAATTGAATTTGACCACAGTCATATTTCCGGTGGTATTAGTAAGATTAATACGGCAGATAATGTGTTTGGTATCTTTACAAGTCGTGCTATGAAAGAGCGTGGACGCTATCAATTACAATGTATGAAAACTCGTACATCTAACGGCACAGGACAAAAAGTTGAATTAGACTATAATATCGAAACTATGCGTATTACTGATTTACCTGAAGATGCGACTCCAGTAAATTCATTTAAAAAATCTAACATTTACGACA